GTGACTTAGTTTTTATTGTGATACCAACTACTGCAAGTAGGAAGAGCATAATTTCTAAGTTTCATAACGCTAACGACATGGACAGGATTAATGAAGGCAAGATTGTAGTATCTGGCCTCAGGACATTGAATGGCGCTGAACGCTCAAGTGTGTTCAGTTTTTGTGACAATGATTTTTCATTCATAAGTGGTAGGAAATACACATCAAACTACGGAATGAAAGAAGTATCACTCGGACTGGAATATGACCTTGATACTCGCAAGGGAGATTGTGGAGCTTTGGTTTACACCAGAAGTCCCTTTTTCTCAGGAAAGGTTGTTGGAATGCACGTAGCTGGATATAAAGGAACCGGAGCTGCAATCGTCATCTCTCGTGAGATGCTGGAACGCAATTTGGCAAACCTGAACACCAGCGAAAGGAACCTCGTGGACGGACGTCCACCATACTCAAAAATGGAAGCTGAAATGAAAGTGACCTTGGATGAGTCTGTGAGAAAGGACACCCTGGCTACTATGGGAAATTGCCTTTCACTAGGTACTTTACCAGCAGTTTATGCTAGCTCACAGACACAGATTAGGCCCTCCCTTGTCTCATCTACTCTTCAAACTCCTGACACTAAACCCGCATATCTCAAACCCATAGATATTGACGGCGAAATTGTGGACCCTATGATCAAAGGTGTGCAGAAGGTAATGAATAAAGTCAGCCCTCTTGACGCAGATATCCTAGATATATGCGCCAAGGATGTTGAGATTCTTTACCACTCGAATCGCTCTGATAAGAAGGTTCTCACTTTCGAGGAAAGTGTGGCAGGAATTGAAGGACACGAATACCTGGCCCCTCTAAACCGCACTTCCTCTCCTGGATATCCCTATTGTCTTGACAACAAGGGACCAGGAAAGAGAGAATGGTTTGGATATGACGACTATGCCTTTTCCCCTGAGGTGAAAGCAGATGTAGATGACCTCATCGAACACTGCAGAAACAACAGGAGAGGAGACGTAGTATGGATGGCTTGTCTTAAAGATGAACGCAGACCCATTGCGAAAGTCGAACAAGGCAAGACAAGAATGTTCACTGGTGGCCCTATGCACTTTACTATCGCTTTCAGAATGTATTTCCTGAAATTTATTGAAAATTTGATGGAAAATCGTATTGACAACGAAGTAGGTGTGGGTACCAATGTATATTCACTGGACTGGCACAAAACTGGACTATCACTGACTAGCAAAGGTGAGAAGGTTATTGCAGGAGATTTCTCCAACTTTGACGGCTCCCTTTTGCAGGATGTGTTATGGAAAACCCTTGAAATCATCAACAGATGGTATGACGACGGACCTGAAAACGCACGTATTCGATCTGTCTTGTTCGAGGAGGTGTGTAACGCTCGTGTGCTGGTTAAAGATGAATTGATTCAGTGGGATCACTCCCAACCTTCGGGAAACCCGGGGACTGTAATAATCAATTCTATGTTTAACCAGATCATGATGCGTTATGCGTATCTTCTCTGCAAGGTGGAGAATGGCGGCACTCTGGAACTGGACTTCAGACGACATGTATCTTTACAAGCGTTTGGAGATGACAACTGCCTTAATATTAGTGACGAAGTAATTGACTGGTTCAATCAAGACACTATAACAAAGGCTCTGGCTACTGTCGGACTCACCTATACTGATGAAGCAAAGACTGGAGTCGCAGCA